GTAGGAGCTGCCAAGTTATAAAAATTATCAAAACCACCAAAAGGACTTAAACTTTCAAATGCAGTACCGAATATGGTCCGGCTAGCCTCCCCGGGTGTATACTCGCCTCTAGCAGCTCTCGAAACAGCTCTTCCTGCATTTACAGCCAAGTTCATTCCATATGCTAATGGTATTGTAATAAACTTATCCTCTGCTAAACCAAATGTTGGTAACACAAAATTATGCTCTAATATATATCTTGGAAGTTCATCATAGTCTTTAATTCCATCTTCATCTTCATCACCTGAAAATAATGAGTTAAATGCATCTTGCATAGCTCCATAAACAAATAATCCAGCCCACACTTTTCTTACCCGCTTCGACTTAACCGCAGCGTTTATCAGCGCCATTGATCCTTGCATTGATGCGTTATAAAATAAATACCATGAATTTAAAAATTGCTTCTGCTCTCCACCCTTCGCAAAGTTAACTGTGAGGTTTCTCGCTGCTTGTGCAGCCCTAGCTGTGCTGACCCCTCTTTTTACAAGTGCTGTGTATAACGAGACACGCACACCATTTTCAACTGCTGTATTGTAATCATCTAAGAACTTACCTAATTTACCAAAACCTTTTTTAACTAAGCCTAGTTTCCCTTTTTTACTATTATCAGAAACATCACTAAGTATACTATTTATACTATTCATTTGATCTTGAAGGTCATTCATTTGGTTGGTTGCGTTTTTACCACCTGACTCTACAAACTTTGTATATTCTTTTGCCCAAAAGCTATCAACATCTCCATCTCTTAAATTCTTAGATATACCTTTCACCGCAGGTAGCGCACTCTTAAGGACTTCAGACATTAAACCTTTTTCGTCATACTGTTGAACATTTACACCAGCAGTTCCTAAGTCTCTAGCAAAGTTTGGTATAACAAAAGATGGGTTATATGTTGTATTAATATTAGATAAATATCTGTTTAGTTTACCTAAAGCTCTTGTAAAACTACCTACACTATCAGGAGTCATAAATCCTTTCATAGCTCTTGCTATTCTGTCGTCTTTAATTGTTATATATACATTTCTGCCATTTTCTCTAACAGTCAGATATTTTTCTTTTTCAAGTCTATCTTTTGGTATATCGTCTTTATTAAAATATACTCCACTATTATGTTGCATTTCTTTCTTTAAGTTATCGTTAACTTCTGTAGAGCCATCTTCTATACCTCTAACAAGATTTAAATAACTTAAACCAACTTTATTTCTTTCAGCATCTGCTATGGACTTATTATTTTGTACAAATAATGTAGCAACTATATTTTCTGCATAAAAATCTTCTGCTTCGCCCTCTTTTGATCTTATTCTTCCCCGTGCTTTACGGTCCGGTCTCTTCGTAGCGCCAAATAAATTTTGTATTACAAAGTTTTCAGCTCTCTCTTCTCTCTTGCTGTCGCTATCAGCTTCATCTTCAAAGTTTAAATCACCTCTTAATGGAACATAATTTTCATATATTCTTTCATACTGATTACCTTCTTTATCAGTAAACACCTCTGGAATAAGACCACCTTGTTTTCTTTCTTGATTTGTATTTTTAACTATAGATTTTGCAAAGTTTTTAATATTTTTTATCTTTGTTTTCTCAGAGTCAGGTAATGTCAATATCCATTTATTTATTCTATCGGCCTCGTTGGTATGCATACCAGATGCTATTGGATTTTTTAAATAATCATTCCTCTCTTTTGCATGCGCAGCATAAAGGATGGCATCTGCAAGTGCCATTTTTTTACTAGGATATCTACCATCACTAGCAGCTTTATAAAACCCTGATATCCTTGATAGTGTATTTAATGAGTCTTGATTAACATCTAATGTATTTATAGTTTTAATCATTGGATCAAAAAATTCTTTTTGTGCTTTTTCTACTTTTGCACCTGCTATTCCATGAAATAACTCTTCTTGCATATAAGTATCCATGGCATCTGTTATTTTAGCGCCATTTTCTCTTAATCTGTCCATTAAAGCACCTATAGGCAAGAATCTATCCTGTACTTGAATCAATAAATTTTGAGCTGCTTTTCTTAAATCCTCTTCCTGAACTCTACCTAAAGTAAACTTATGCCCAACCTTTGCTAGAACTCTAGATAAATTATCATACTGTATTTTTATTCTTGTGTTAGATATACCTTGGTCTATTTCAGCGCTCATAGGTGTTTCTTGCTGATTCATAGAAGCAGTGCTTAACATGCTTTGTTTAAATAGTTTTTCTTCTGGATAACCTGTTCTTATAACAAAAGAATCAAACTTAAATGAAGGACTTGTCTCATCTAACTTTTCTCCTCGTTTAACAAATTTTAGAGGCATAACAAATTTATTTTGCTTTGCTCCTCTTTGTGGAGTCCTGTTAAACTCTAGCCTAACACCTGTTGCTGTAGTATTAACAATCTCTACGCCATTGTTAACGTCATCCCTATTCTGCTGGTAATATAATTTTGCAAGATTATCATAAAACAAATCTTTTATATTTTTATATTTAAATGTTTCTAATAACTCTTGTTCATGACTTTTACCAGTTGTTGGTCTTACTGCTGTAATGTGATCGTTTCCAAATCCACTATACAAAAATGTATCACCTCTAGGTATTTCTTCATGCTTGCCATCTACAAAAAATACAGGAAGACTTCTATTATCTAGATTTATAACACCATATAAATACTTACCCAGCTCTCCTGTTGCACCATATGCAGAGTTTTGTTTGCCTGTTGATATCATGGCAAACTTTTGATCGTTTATTGTTTCTTTAATTAACTCTAAATCTTTAGGGTCAACGTCTCTAGCCGGATCATAATCAACTAACTCTTCTTCGGTGTATTCTCTTTTTTCATGCCCGATATTTGTATCAACCTGTCCAGTAGAATCGATAGATCCTTGTCCTGAACCTCGCTTATCAGCGAGTCGCTCTCGCTCTGTTGGGGGGAGTGCTTCTCCAATGGTTTGGTCATCTATGCCTTCCTTTCTTAAAAATGCTATTGCTGCGTCTACATAATCGTTATCGCTGCCTTGTCCCGGGGCTACCCCGATGCTCTTAAATAATCTTTTTTCACCGTACCAATATACAGCCTGTGAATCAGCAACAGTTATTTGTCTATTAGTCTGTCTATTATATCTATCAACAACTCTATTATATAAAACTCTAAACTTTTTTCTATAAGTTGCTGTCTTGGGTACTTCTTGTAATCTTTCTTCTAAATTTTCAGCTAATCTTTGTGTTCTAGATAAAAATTCTGTTTTATATGTATTAATAAATTCTTTTGTTCCAAGTTTTTTTCTTCTAATTCTTTCAACATCTTTATTAAATCTTCCATTAATTAAAGTAGAAAGATCTCCAACATTAGACATATTAATTATATCGGTGCCTAATTCATCTGTTGCTACCTTTATTCTACTAATTTCATCTTCTGTGCCTGATTCTAAAGCCTTTTGAAACTCTCTTAATGCATCTCGTCTATTTTTTTCTAACGTTGTATCTCCTATTGTTCTAAATGGCACACCAAATATTCTATTTACAAAACGCATAAACCATCTATCCATAGTCAAATACTCGTAATTACCTATAATATTTTGGTAAAATGCACCTATTTTACTGCCAAATATAAATGACATTGGCACCATTTCATCAGCAACTTCTTGTTTAAAAGTAACCTTACCACCAGTAAGACTTGTTAAAGATTTTATAAATGGATCATTTTCTATTTCACTCTTAGATCTAACTACTTGTAAAAACTTCTTTATCTCCAAGTCTGTCATGCCTTTTTCTTTTTTTAATATATTATATGTTAAAAAAGATTTCTCCATGGCAGATGCTTGATTGCCTTGATTTTCTAATAATAACTCACCAGTTCTTTCCCAGTTTTCCATTTGTGTTTTTAATGCATTACTCTGCGCAACAACTGCCTCACCATTAGAAGATATAGCTAACACAAATTCAAATGCAGCTTCAGCATTTTTATCAGTTTTAATTATGGGAATTGATATTGCATATAACTCTTTTGCAAGTTTAATCTTATCATCATACCAGCCAATAGCTGATTCATCTGCCTCTACCTGAGCTTTTAACTCTTCAAACATAGCTAATTCTGCAAGCTCTCTATCTTCTGCATTATCAATATCAAGTGTTATATTGCCTCTTTCTGCATGCAGTTGTTTCACAGCATCAGTCATCTTTACAGAGCCTACTTTAACTCTTTGTTCAAATTGACCGTTTTCATCCATTCTATCTAATATTGTTAAATCTCTAGGTTTAATGCCTTTAATAGAATATTTCTCAGGGTCTGCATCAAAATTGCTATCTGTTAATTCACCAAGACTAGCATCAACTTCAGGATCGTTAGTAACAAGATATTTAATAGGAAGTAAATCAACCTTTTGCTCTGCAAATATTTTTTCAGATAATTTTTCTGAACTTAAAGCATTTCTATTAAAATGATACCAGCTGTTTTGTCCTCTTGTTTCTGATGTCAAAGCCCACCTTGCATAAGGACTTTTAGTCATAATCATGTGATTACGCCAAGCAGCCTCTTCTCCTAACGGCCCAAAGCCAACAGTAGACATTGTGTGCGCATAATAATCGTGGACAGCTCGTAATAAATCATTAACAAGCATAGGTCTTCCGTTTATATCTACTATATTTGTTGGCTCTAATAAAGGATGATTATCATAGACTACACCTTCTGGACCAAATGAACCTGCTTTTGTTCCAAGAATATAAAGATGATTATTAACAAGTATATCTTTTCTCATAGCTTCTGACATCTTAGCGCCTGTATATGGCTCACCTTCGTCTTGATATATTTCAACTTTTACAGGCATAGCATTATACTGTTCAGTAATTTCTTGTGCTAATTCTGTATATGCTCTTCTAACAGTTGGGTTATCTAAATTATTTATCCCCATAGCATCATAGTCTTTTGCTATTTCCATCTGTAAAGTTTGCTGTCTATCTGTAAGAGTTTTTGCTTGTATAGTTGGATCTACTAGCCTCTGTGCTAACCTATTAGCTATTCTGTTTACTGTTTTATCTGCTTGGTCGGTCTCTGGGAGTGGAAAGTCGCCTCTAATTTGTTCATAGGAATTTGTGGCCCCGTATCCTGAACCGTAAGCCCAGAGTCTTTCAACTCTTGTATCAAGGCTTGAAATTCTTGGTCCAAGAAGTTTTCTTGCTCCTCTAACTGATTTTCTGAAGTCTCTGATTGCTGTTCTGTCATTTGGATCTCCTAAATAATAAGTTTGTAATGATTTGTCAGTTACAGTAAAGCCTCTTAAGCCTGTTTTATCTATTATATTTGAAAGTTCTTTATTTGTTATAGACTCTGTTAATCTAAAGTTAACCACAGGTGTGTTATAGCTTCCATCACCAAATTGATAACCAACTAGATTATTAAATCTTCCAAATCTGTCAGCCACCCTTTGTCTTACATGTATTTGTTCTTGATTAAAGTTTTGAGCAAATTTTTCAAGAGCCGATAAAGCTAGATCTTTTCTTCCCTCATCAAATGTTATCTTTAGCCCTACGGCAGGCTCTAGATCACTACCGTACAAGCCGTAGGCTGGTGTAGACTCTACTTCTACATTTGGTATTGCTTGAGTTAAATAATTAACAGAATTAACAGCAATTTCTTGTAGCGCAACAATAGCATCTTCATCTCCAATATTAGATGCCTTTTGCAGTTCACTTAACCCTGTTATGCTGTCAGTTGCTGCGGATAGATTAGCCCTTATCTCACCTCGTAATTGACTAAACTTTTCTTGATTTTTTCTATCTATTAACGAGGTTTCTGTCTCAAAAGGTACATATTTTATATCTGATGGCAAGTTATCCACAGGCTTAGGTGCATTATCCTCTGTGTAGAAGTTAACGTTCCCTTTTACAAAAACCTTGCTACCAAGATGAACTGCTATTCCTTTTATAGATTTAACTGCATATCCATTTTTATCTGTAAATAAATGAGTTCCATTTATACCTCTGGCTTCGCTACCCGGGTTAAAAGACAAGATGTTATCAGGGTTAGAAACAATATCTTCTATCTCTTGTCTAGATATATTTGTTATTCCACCATAACCACCAGCCATAGGAACTTTGTCTTGCTTAACACCAGTTCTTGTTACACCTTTATATATATCAGCTCTTTTCTGAGGTGATACCATAAGCTCACTATCTTTTATAACAACAACACTATCGTATCCCAACGCAGTGCCGTAAGATTTAGCAGGGTGTACTGTTTGCGTCATCCCTATGCTACCGTCATCTAGTTGCACAAAGCCGTTTAAATTAGGTCTAACTGTAACCATTTGACCTTCTTCAAGCTGTCTATTCTTAAACAGCTTGTTCATTATTTTTGTTTGATCTGTAGAGTTTTGCTTATTTGCTCTTATAAACTGCGCTGTCTCTAAAACGTTATCAGGTATAATACTTGGTACAACCAATCTACTTTCTCTTTCTATTGAGTCTTGTAAAGCATCTGGTGAAGCACTCTTCTTTTCTGCCTCAGATACCCTTCTTTGAAAGTTTGTGCTGCCAATATCTCTAAATAAATCACCAGCTTTATTAAATCCTGCTTCTTTGTGTGATTGAAATAATGTCTTAAAAAAGTTTATTATTCTACCAAATAATGTCTTAGGCTTACCACCTAACACAATTTTGCCATCAGCAAAGTCTCTATATAATTCAGCTATAGCTTCTTCTGCTTGCTCTTCAGGTGTATATTTAGAACCATCAGATTTTACCTTATACATTCTATTAGCTCTATCTAGATATGTATATTTTCTTTCTACCTTCTCTCCATTAATAATCTGAACATATTTTCTATTTTTAGCTGCATTTACTAAAATATTTTGTTCTTGCTCTGTAAATACACCTAATTCAAACAAAGCATGTATTATTTCATGATTCATTACAGAGCCTAATCTTTGCTGTAACTCTGTCTCTGTAAGGCTTGGGTCATATATTTCCATAGCCAGTGCTATGGTTTTGTTAGAATATACACCCTCTATAACAGTACCTTCTGCTATTGCTTCTTCTGGCCGCTGCCCTCTAGGTGTAAGTATAGGTTTAAAATCTAACTTAATATTACCTAATCCAATAGCAGCTAAAGATGCCTTCAATGATTTTTGTACTGCATTTTGTTTTGCTTTGTACTCATCTGTTTTAAAATTTGCGTTATCAAATGCGTTTTTTGCTTCTAATGGTGGTATTATTTGACCTAAACGTATTACATTTTTACCCAGTTTTCTGTCTGATCTACTTGCTAAATTAGTAGCAGCTTTAGATGTGTCGCTGTATTTCTTGCTTAGATCATCTATCTCTCCATTAATCTCATCTAGTCTATTGACCTGATCTATGGATAAATCACTTATAGCACCCAACTTTTTCTTTTCTTTTTGTAGTTTGTCCATGTCTTTCATTATGGACTTAACTCTTGCTTTAAGTTGCTCTGATTTAATCCTAATATCTTGCTCTTCAGACAAAGTAGCAACTAACTTAGCTTTATCTTTCTTTATTATATTGTTTTGTAATAACTTATCTCTAATTCCATTTATTTTAGATTGAGGTATCGGCTTTTTACTTTTAGTTTTTAATGCCTTCTTAGCTATGGCCTGTGTAAACTGCCCTTCTTTTTTAACAGCATCTTTTACTTTGTTATAGTCTAAATCTTTTGTGTCAGCTTCTAAATCATTAGTTCTATCTATAGCAACATCAAGCTCGTCTTGTGTAAGAGTTTCTTTATTAACTTTATTATCAACATCTTGTTGAGCAAGCGCACCTGAAGCTATATCTCCAAAACTTATGCTTTGCAGTCTTTTATCTTTGATTTCGTCTTGAATATGATCTGGGAGTTGTGAGAGAGTTACAAACTTGCCATCTGTGCTTTTAAAACTCTCTATATCTTTTTGTTGATTAACAAAATTAACAGCATTTGTATTCATAGTTTGAATTTGCTGTGCCATTATTCTATCGTCACTATCTAATTGACTAATCTTGTCAGGTTGTTTGTCTTTATCACCACCTACAATATTACCAACAGAACTAACTGTACCACCAACTAGACCTGCGGCAGCAGCAACTTCTATGTATGTGTCTAAGGCTTCTTGATCCCAAAGAGGTTTACCATCACGATGCCTAGCTAATATCTCTTGACCTATTTCAGTTGGGACCTCTGCCGCAACACCTTTACCTGCTCCTTTTACAGATCTGGTAAATAAACCGCCACCAGATAATAACTTACCAGCAAAACCAGCAGTAACTAAAAGATCTCCTAATGTATCTAATGCGGCCATAGGAGCAGCATATGTAAGTGCTTTTAGTTGATTGACTTCGCCTGTCACTGGGTCCGTGGATGCAGGAACACTGTCACCATAGAAATATGGTAAATTAGCAAGACCAGCACCTATCAATGTTCCTATTTTTATACCGCCTATTGTACCTGCAGGACCTAAGAAAGATCCAACAGCTCCACCTATAACCGATGGGGCTAGATTTGGTAA